CCTGAACTTCCTGGGAGAAAAGAACTACATAGTTACAACAATGGAATGCTACAAAAGTATTCAGGATGACATAAGAAGCGGTAAGCTGGATAAACATATTATGGAATGTTGCCCAAACTCCTCTTGTTACTATGGGATAATGGTGGCTATTCCACAATCTGCGGAAGAAGTTGATGAATATGAGACCCCAACACCATTGGAACCGGGAGGCAGGTGGAAGCTTTCAGCAATTCTCCCATGCAGACAAGGACCGAGGCGGAGGAGTCTTACAGAAATGCTCTTCTATATGCTTAGAAGTGGAAGGTGATTACATGAATAGAGAAGAGTTTGCCACATGGACAATGGCACTTAAGACATACTATCCTAGAGAGAACCTGCTGCCGAATAACCAGGCTATGGAGCTGTGGTATAAGCAGCTACAGGATATTCCGTATGATGTTGCTGAAGCGGCATTAAATAAATGGGTAGCAACCAACAAATGGTCGCCGTCAATAGCGGACATCCGGGAAGCCTATGTTTCTGTGGCAGCAGGTGACTACCCCCTTGCAGGGGAGGAGTGGGATAAGGTAATGCAGGCTATATGCAAGTATGGCTCATACAACCCAGCAGAAGCCTTAGCAAGTCTTAATCCCATAACAGCCAATACAGTTAGACAGATAGGCGGCTTCCGGCAACTATGCTTCTCTGAGAACATAGTTGCAGACCGGGCGAACTTCTACAGAGTGTATGACAGGAATGTGGAACGAGCTCGGCAGCAGGCGTTAATATCGCCACAGCTTAAAATCACAATAGCCGGCATAGCACAGAGGCAGCAGGCTATGCTTGATAAAAATAACTAAGAAAAGAGGTAAGGGTATATGAAAAAGAAGATATTAGCAGTTGGAATGTCAATAGCAATGGCTGCAGTACTTATGGCAGGATGTACTGAGTCTGCCAAAGTTACATACAACATGAAGCAGGAAGCAGAAAACTTCAACATTCTCCGGAGGTTTGCAGTAATCAACACGAGAACAGACAAGGTTGAATTTGAGCTGATTGGTGCCTTTAGTCGTGAGGACGCTACTAGCAGCCAGGTAACATTAGTTGTTGAGATGGAAGATGGCACATACAAGAGGCATATCATTGGTCTCAACGAAGACACCATGTATGTCATAGAAGATCTCGGAGGGGCTGAGGTCAACAAATACAAATATGAAGTGAACTATATTCCGGAGTCTATTATTCCGTTTACGATCACTGACAAAAAGTAAAGATAACAATAAATGAAAGGAGCCGAACCTCCGGCCGGGGTGACGATATATCGGGTTCCTGAATTAGAAAAATGAATATTGAAAATGATGATCTGATTGTTCGAGTATTTGGTGAAGACGGAGAACTGGACAATCCGAATGAAGAATTAAACGCATGGAAAAAACGTAAAAGTGAAGCAAGAAACAGAATGGTACGGCTTCAAAATCTGCCCTATGAAGCAAAGGTAAACCGGAGCAGAATTAGGGCAAATGAATTTTATGAGCAAATGCTTACAAGGTATAAGAAGGCACATGTAAGTGTTGGTGGTTTAGATAGCATTACTTTACATGTATTTCTGAAATCCATAGGCATTAATGTCCCTGCGATATCAGTGTCTTCGCTAGAAGATAAAAGCGTACAGAGGGTACATAAGGCTTTAGGCGTCACTATACTGACACCGTCAAAGACAAAAGTTGAAGTATTAAACGAGTGCGGATTTCCAGTAATCAGCAAGAGAATTGCAGGAAAGATTGAGTTGCTACAAAATCCAACAGATAGAAACACTACGGTAAGACATGCAATCATCACCGGCGAATGTGGTGAGCAAGGACATTTTCAAAAAGACAGCCGAATGAAGCTGCCACAAAAGTGGCTTAACATATTCGGAGGTTATGAAAATGAAAGAGAAGGGGTAATGTACTATAAACCAAACTTCAAAGTGTCAAACAGGTGTTGCTATTGGCTAAAAGAGAAGCCATGTGATGATTGGGCGAAAGAACATTCAAGCTATCCGTTTCTTGGTTTGATGGCGTCAGAAGGTGGGCAGAGAGAGGAAGCTCTGACAGACCACGGCTGCAACTACTATGGCAAGACAACTATGAGATCGGCTCCGTTTGCTCCATACTTAAGGAATGACATCCTTAGGCTGGCTAGGGATATGGATGAGTGGTATCACGCACACACAGATGTATTTGCTAAGCTATACTATGAACAGCCATATAGCAAGGACAAGGATGGCAACATAATACCTTATGAACCTGTTGAGACAATCATACCGGCTATATATGGACAAATACAGGATGATGGACACGGCAATCTCAGAACGACAGGAGCACAGCGTACAGGTTGCAGCATGTGTGGCTTTGGAATCCATATGGAAGAACGACCACACAGGTTTGATAGACTCAGAGAGAGGAATCCAAAGGAATGGGAGTTCTACATGTATCGATGCTGCACGGATCCAGAGACTGGAGAGAAATTCGGCTGGGGAAGAGTCCTAGATTATATCGGAGTGCCATGGGAAGATGTACCGGCGGTACAGCTGAGTATATATGATTACCCGGAGGTGCTGCCATGATACACGGAGAATTGATAGTTGACAACTTCGCTGGCGGTGGCGGTGCTTCCACCGGCATAGAAATGGCTACCGGGTACAGTGTTGATATTGCTATCAATCATGACCCGGAGGCTATAAGAATGCACCAAGCCAATCATCCAACTACTAAGCACTACTGCGAAAATGTATGGGCGGTTGATCCTGTGGAAGCCTGTGAGGGACATCCGGTAGCTCTTGCCTGGTTCTCTCCTGACTGCAAACACTTTAGCAAGGCCAAGGGTGGCAAGCCCAAGGACAAGAACATCAGAGGGCTTGCATGGGTAGCCTGCAGATGGGCAGCACTTGTAAGACCCAGGGTAATCATGCTGGAGAACGTGGAAGAGTTC